AGGACAGCAAAGTACGGCGCGAAGACTGGAGACATGTTCATGGAGTTTCCTGTCTGGGTGGACCAGCAGGGCTTCCACCTAATCATCCCAACGCTCGAAGGCGAGCATCGCGCAAACGTCGGCGATTGGATCATCCGGGGCATCAAAAACGAAGTGTACCCGTGCAAGCCCGACATCTTCGCCGCCACGCACGAACCTGCGTGAACTCCCGCCGCTCCTTCTTCAAAACTCTGGCAGTGGACGCACTAGAAACAACCGAAGAAAGTTTTGATTTTCCACCAGACGACTGCGCTGCTTGTGGGAAGAAGCACAACGACGGAAGCGGAGTCTGCCCTGAATGCACTGAGAAATACGGCCGCCATCTGGCAAAGGCGATGGTTGATCCGTTCGACTTTGCCATCGGCCTTAAGACCGGCCCAGTGATGCGATTCACCGGAAAGAACGTGGAAGTAAAAGGTGATTGGATCGAGCTACCAGATCCGGACAGCGTTCATGGTCTGCCGTTTCCATTCTGCCGGGGGATGCAGGTGCGGTTTACAGACATTGCTTGGGTGGCTGATGCGCCGGAAGGCTCCTGATCAAACCCCTGCAATCACAAGCCCCGCCGTCGGCTTGCTCGCCGTCGTCAAACTCGCGCTCTTGATCATGTCGGCCGGCGCCTCGGCCGCAATCGGGTACGACAGCGAATCGAAGGGGTGCTTGTGCTGGTCCTTCTTCACATAGTCGCTACCGGTTCCCTCCCGGAGATTCGCGAACATCCTCCGCGTGGCCTGAAGGTGGGCGGCGACGTGCAGCCGCTTCTCGTAGAGAAGCTGCCAGATGAGCTGAACGCGATCCCGGTTTGACTCGCGGTACTTCGGCGCTCCGTCGAGAACGATTTGGCCCTCGGAGGCTTCATACACGATGGCGGCCGTGGACTTGTCCGCAGCAGAGCGCATTTGGAAGGCATCAGTGTCAGACCAGTGCCGCCACTTCACGACGACGTTGTGGTGCTTGAGTTGCCACTCAGTCCAGAAGGCAATCTTCTTGAGGCACTCCAGCGTGAACTCACGGATTGAGATGTAGGTGTCGATGACAACGAATTCTTCGAGGATGGAGAACGACAGGAGCTTCTTTTGGAGCTTCGCCCCGGTTTTCGGATCTTCGACAGGGATCTCATTGATGATCTTCTCCTCGATGTGGAAGGAGTGATTCTTGGACAAGCCGGCATCCCAGCCGCCGAGAAGAATGCGACAGGACTGCGTTGGGACAATGACTGTCCTATCCTCCGGCGGACCCTCATTGCTTCCGAGAACGTGTATCCCTTCATCCCACACATCCGAGAAATGTCCGTCGGTGAGATCCTGCTCCCAGACGCCGAGGCAGAAGCGACTGAAGAGCGTCTTGCGCTTTCGGTAGCGCGCGTAAAGCTCGTCCCTCTCCCTCGGGTCCAACTGTGGATTGTCCTCGATCTTGATGAGGATGAGATGGAGGCCGGCGCGGAAAATTTTGTCGCCCTCAACCTCATCCGCATCGGGCGGCGCATCGAGGAACTTGAACCAGAGATCGTGCATCCAGTTGTTCGGGCCGGACTCCGGCGGGTTGCAGTCAGCGATGATCTGGTGCTGCTCGAAAGGGATGCCGGGCATCCTCAACGCATCGCAGAAAATGTCGAAAGCGTGACGGTCGCAGTACTGGTCGAACTCAGAGAGCCAGAAACCGGAGTAGAACGGACCCTTGAATTTCGCTTCCACCTCGGTCGCGTGCTCAAGGCTGTGACACTGAATCTCGGAGACGGAGCCATGACGGTTGCGGATGCGGACGTAGGACATCTTCGTATCCCCGGTAGTCTTCGGTCCCTCGACAACTTTGAACCCAGGGCAGCCATGCTTCCATTCCTGCGGCATCCACGGCTCCCAGCGTTCCTTCGGAATGCCGTGCTCCCAGAACGGAAGCATTACGTTCGTCAGCAGAGTCCAGACGCCGGAAGCCTTGGCGTTCTTGATGGTCTTGCACACGATGCCGAACATCGCGCCGTTGAGGTCGAAGGCGTGGCGGAGAACCTTGTGGATTATGCCGTAGGTCTTCGACGATTTACGGGGACCATGTACGAGCAGGTAACGATGGTAATCATTGAAAACCTCGTACTGCTTCGGGTTGATCGGCGGCAGCCACATGGGCTGCTTGGCGTCGTCGTAAACGAATCCCCGCTCGTTGAACTTGACCATTCCTGAGAAGGGTGCATGACTTGCGCCAGAAAGCGACAAAACTATGAGCACTTTGACTCTGGATAGATCAGATTCCGCAGTGGACAAAATGGTGTCCGAGTGGACCAACGGCGGTCAGTACCAAGTTCTTCTCCGCATCCAGCAAATCGGCTCCGACCCGAAGATGGCGACGTTCCACGTTGCGGAGGTAACGAACGAAACGGAAGGCGAGGAAGCGCCGAATGCGGAGGCAGCCGTTGAGGCCGAAGAGGCTCCCGCACCAAAGGCCAAGCCAGCCGTCGAGGTGCGCTACGGAAGCGGCCCACGCTAAGTAAGCGATGGCTGCGCCCATCCAACGGTTGATCAACAACCACGGCCTCTCTCCGAAGGAACTTGAGGCCAAGTTCAGGCTGGAAGGAATCGAAAGCCGCCCGGAGATCAAGAGGCTCGTTGACAACATCCGGGACACAATCCGCACAGGCATCGACAGGAACCGCCGTGACTACCGGCTGTTCCGCGCGCTCGATTGGGCGAGGGACACGTCCTTCTACCAGGTTTCCTTCACACAGCTTCGCGGACTGCTGAGCAACAAACCGGACGACAAGAAGGTTCTGGATACCGTCAACTCATGGGGCCTGACACACCTGCTGCCTGACCTGCTGGACGCGAGCGGAAAGGTGTGCTGCGATCAAGTGACCGGCCTGCCAAAGAAGATCGTCAACATCCCGGTTTTCACGAACATTTTCGTCCCGCTGGTGATGGCCTACGTGTCGATCCGATGGTCGAAACTTTTCAACGAGAGAGATTTGGTTCCGCTATTCAAGTACGAGCCGGTGCAGTTCACGAAGGAGAACCGGGCGCGCTGCGAGATCCTGACGCAAGTGGTGCAGAGGCAGTCAACGTGGTTCGACTACAAGGCGGACCTGCGGCAGATGATTCTGCAAACGCTTCACTACGGCGTCTGCATTGAGTTCCCTCGTGAGGCATGGTTCGTTGAGAGGCAGGAGGACGAGGAAGGCAAGGAGAAGATCATCCGCGAGGGGCTGCGGTTCAACATGCCGCACCCAAGCCGGATGTACTACGACCTTTACCACCGGCTCTCCTCGCTCAACTCGAACTCAGGATGCGAGTACGCGGGCTACTGGGAACTGTGTCGGTATCGCGACATCGAGAAGCACCCACTCTACTGGAACAAGAACAGCATCTCATTCGGCTCAACCGCTTGGTTTGACATCGGCAAGAGCGATTTTCTGGATGAGGTCTTCCCTTGCGTGATGTCGTTCCCGGACACCTCCATGAGTGGCGTCGGTGGCGCCGGGCCTCTGGATCGCCAGAGCGAGATCGGAAACTTCTACTCCACTGGAGAGTACGAGAACGCGACACTCAAGACGCAGCACTTCCAGTACCTCATCCCAAAGGAGCACGGCCTCGGGGACTACCCGCACCGCGTCCTCTTTCGGTTCGTCATGGCCAGCGACAACGCGGTGATCTGGGCGGAGCCGCTGGCGTACGATAGACTACCAATCGCCGCCTACGACGCCGACTTCAACCGCGCGCGGTTCAACTCGCTGGCTCTTGAGGCGCTGCCGTTCCAGGACCATATTGGGAATCTTCTCTCGCAGTGGATCATGGCGGTGCGTGAAAATCTTCGGAACCCGGTCTTCGTGGACAAGGACAAGGTTCCTGCGGAGGCGTTGGTCGCCCTCCATAACTACGGCAACAAGCAGTTCAGCGGCCGGCAGTACATCCCCTACTCAGCGACGGAGAACTACCGCTTCAAGGAGAACCAGAGGGAAGCGTTCTTCACTCCTCAGTTAACCCACCACAACACGTCTGAAATCGCCGCAGTAATCGCCGGGGTTCTCGACATGTTAGAGCGAATGCTTCAGTTCTCGTCACAGGAACTTGGTCAACCGGCGAGCCACGAGCAGAGCGCAACCGAGAGCCGAATCATCCAGGTCTACGTGTCCAACCGCGTGCAGCTCACAGGGTCTTTTATCGACGACGCCATCTACGCGAAGAAGGTGATGATTTACGACGCGACGATGGCGTACGCGGACAAGGAGATTACCGTGGGCATCTCCTCTGCCTTCGCTGCGACCGAGGCCGAGTTCGAGAAGCTGATGAAGTCGCTTGGGTTTACGATCTCGGACGAAACCACGTACGATCCGAACGAGCCTGATGCGATGAGGACCGTGAAGGGGGATGTGTCGGCGCTACGACTCGAAGCCTTCTCCTCGACGAGAGACGCTGACAAACGCATCGACAACCCGGCGATTGCGGATGCGATGAGCAAGATATTCCTGGCCATAGCGAATAACCCCGTGCTCATTGAATCCATCGGCGCAGTTCAACTCGTGGAGCTTCTCAACCAGATCGTCGTTGCTGCCGGGCTGCCGAAGGAATTTAGGTTACGAGGCAAGAACATCGACACCTCGGCGCCGCAGGAAGAGCAGGCGAATCAAGTGAACCAGATGATCACTGAGTTCTCGAAGCAGGTGAAGGAAGCCATCGACAAGGTTCAGGTGGAAACGCTCCAAAAGGCCGGGGAGCAGACGGTGGAGATCGTTAAGGAGGCGATGTCTCAGGCCGGGCAGCAGGTTGGAGAGCAGTTGACGGCCGTGGCGGAAGGCGTGGCGCAGCAGAATCAGGTGAACCAGCAGCAACAACAGCAGCTTGAGCAACTTGCTCAGGCGTTCGCTGCGCTGACGCAGCAGATTCAGGCGGCGCAGCAGCCAATGATGCCAGAGCTAGCCGCGCAGCAGGCCATCCCTGCCGGCGCCCTTCCTGGAGCCTACTAATGCCTCAACGCCAAACCATCGTCTTCACGCGAATCCCCATCGACGGGGAGCAGCGGAAGCGCCTTGAGGGTGCTTTTTCACAGCCCGGCTACCAACTTCTCAAGGCGATCCTCGGCGCCCACGCGAGCGAGGAGCAGGTGAAGGCGATGAACGCCGGCCTCTACGCACAAATCAGCGACATTGCAAGGGAGGACGTGGAGAACGCCATCCGGAAGGCGGCCGAGTACTCCCGCGCGCTGGATATTCTTGACGAAATCGAGCAAAAGGAAGAGGAATGGTTCACGGCGAAGCTTGAGCATCGCCCGTAACCGCACCGAATCCTATGTTTGG